AAATTAAACAATACAAACACTTTGAAAGAGAAAATGACCAATCTACAATTTGGCACAAGAAGTTTTATAATAATATCCGTTCAGATGAATCCTTTAATTTTATTTATATAAAATTTTTAGAAGATGTTATTAAGCCAAGATATGGTGAAGAAATTGTTTATCAAAAAATACCAACATTCAGAGTTCATTTACCTAATAATGTATCAGTTGGTGAATTTCATAAAGATAAACATTATAGAAATGTCGAATGGGCAGAAAAAGTAAGAGAAACAAATTATTATCTTCCATTGACAAAAGCATATGGAACAAACACAATATGGGCTGAAACTGAAGAAGATAAGGGTGACTATATATCATTTGATTCCAATTATGGTGATTGTGTTGAATGGGATGCTTCTAATTTAATGCATGGTAACAAAGATAATTTAACTTCACATACAAGAGTCAGTTTTGATTTTAGAGTTATACCTAAATCAAGATATATAAACAGTAATCATTTAACTATCAATACAAAAATTCCATTTGATATTGGTGGGTATTATAATATAGTATAAAGGGAAAATAAATGAAACCAATTAGTTTTATACAACCAAGTAGAAACAATTTAAAATACTTACAATGGTCTTATAATTCTATCAGAAAGAATTTAGGATACATACACGAGATATGTATGGCTGATGATTTTTCAGATGATGGAACTTGGGGGTGGATGCAAGAGATTGCAAAAAAAGATAAAGGTGTTAAGATACATAGAAACGAAGGCCCTACAAGATTAGGACATACGATTCTATATGATACATTGGTTAACGATTATGCTACCAACGATATTGTTATGATATACCACGCTGATATGTATGCTTTGCCAGGACTTGATGTGGAAGTAAATAAGCACATCAAGAAAGGTGTTGTAGTTAGTGCTACCAGAATTGAACCACCATTACATCCAGATGGTCCAGAAAAGATATTGGCTGACTATGGTATTGAACCTGAAGAGTTTGATGAACAACAATTACTGAGAGATTTAGATAAGTTTAAAGACACAGGTAAAACTACAGAAGGAATATTTGCGCCGTGGGCTATATATAAATCAGACTTCCAAAAGATTAATGGACACGACCCATTGTATGCTCCACAATCAAAAGAAGACTCAGATATATTTAATAGATTCCATTTGGCTGGATATAAGTTTGTTCAGACTTGGGAGGGTTTTGTGTATCATATGACTTGTAGAGGTTCAAGATTTGCTGATGGTGCTAAAAGAAATCCAAATGGTGAAGTATTTATGAAGAATAGAGAAACAGATGAGTGGTTAAAACAAAATCAAAGAAGTACTCGTAACTTTATTCGTAAGTGGGGTCACTTTGTCAAACACGATGCTCTGTTGAAACCTATTGTACCACCAAAGTATGATGTGGGATTTGTGGTTAAGAATTGTAACGAACAGTTATTAGAGTTGTTAGAACCCTGGTGTTCAGATATATATGTGGATGATGCAGTCAGAGAAGGATATATTCTTAAAGAACAACCAAACACTTTATTTGATTTAAGTCTGAGAGTAAATCCAATGAAGAATATAGTTATAAATGATATAGAAATTAGATTTGATGGTAGTAAATTTACAAATAAGAGTTTTCAATATATCCAACAGTTATCAGAGATACTTGCTAATGATGAAGAATTAGAAGTTGGTAGTTTTGAATTGGATGTATTTGAGATAAATGTAAATAAAATTAAAACATACGAAGAGGAGTTAATTAAATGCGAGCGTTAGTAACTGGCGGTGCTGGATTTGTAGGAACTAATCTAATAAAAAGATTATTAAAAGATGAGTATGAGGTAGTTTCATTTGATAACTATTCTACAGGTTTTAAAGATAATAGACAAAAAGGTTGTACTTATTTTGATGTAGATATTACAGAAAAGTTTGATGATTGGAAAGAAGAGTTTGATGTGATATTTCATTTGGCTGCTCTTGCTAGAATACAACCATCTATAAAAAATCCAAGTGAAACTATAAAGAATAACTTTGATGGTACTTTAAATGTATTAGAATATGCTCGTAAAAAGAATACTACTGTGATATATGCAGGTTCAAGTTCAAAACATCACGGATTGTATGGTAGTCCTTATGCTTGGTCTAAATATGGTGGGGAAGAGTTATGTAAATTATATAGTGAGATTTATGGATTAAATACAACAATATGTAGATTTTATAATGTTTATGGTTCATACCACATAAGAAATGGAACATATGCTACTGTTATTGGTATTTTTGAAAATCAATATTTGAATAATAAACCATTAACAATTGTTGGTGATGGTAAACAAAAAAGAGATTTTACTCACATTGATGATATTGTTGATGGTATAGTTGGATGTATAAATAAAGAATATGCAGGTGAAATATTTGAGTTAGGTAGTGGTAAAAATTATTCTATAAATGAAGTTGCTAATATGTTTAATTATGAAACCACATATGTTTCTGCAAGACCTGGTGAATATGATGTAACTTTATGTGATTATTCAAAAGCAGAAAATTTGTTAGGATATAAACCAAAAGGTAATTTAAAAGAATACATATTAAAATGGATAGGAGAAAATAAAAATGTATAAAATAGGCATTATAGGAAATGGATTTGTAGGTTCATCAGTTGCGTTTGGATTTTCACCACAAACAGGTTGTGATTTAGATGACATTAAAATATATGATAAACGAGATGATAAAGCAACTCATACATTAAGTGAAGTAGTTAATGATTCAGATTATATATTTATATCAGTACCAACACCATCAAATCAAGATGGTTCAATAAATTTAGATATAGTTTATAATGTATTTGAGAATATAGAAGAGTGCTGTGAAAAGGATAGTACACCGGTATTGTTATTAAGGTCTACAGTATTACCTGGTACAACTAAAAAAATACAATTAAAACATCCAAAATTAAGAATAGTATTTAATCCAGAGTTTCTTACTGAAAGGTCTGCAAAATTAGATTTTATAAATCAATCAAGGTTTGTATTGGGTGGTAGTTGGGGAGATTGCATTTCAGTAGAACATCTATATCAATGGAGATTTGGTAATTACATACCTGTAATCAAAACTAATTTTGAAACTGCTGAGATGATTAAATATATGTGTAATTGTTTCTTTGCAACAAAAGTTTCTTATATGAATGAAATGAAAAAACTATCAGACAAAATAGGAGCTAATTGGGAAGATGCTGTAGATGGTTTTTCACTTGATGGTAGAATCGGGCATTCACATTTAAATGTTCCAGGTCCTGATGGTAAATTTGGATTCGGTGGAAGTTGTTTTCCTAAAGATATACAAGCGATGGTGCATTTTATGCAAGAATTAGATATTCCACTAAACACATTAAAAGGGGTTTGGGAAACTAATTTAGAAGTAAGACCAGAAGAAGATTGGAAAGAATTAAAGGGAAGGGCAGTAGTAGATGATAAATAAAAGAAAAAGCTTGACTTTAATGCGTAAAGTGTTGTATATTATAGGAGAACAAAATGTCTAAGATAGATTATTTAAATTATGATGATGTTAGAGAAGATAGAAAAAAACAAAAAAGAGTTAAAAAGAGAAAAACTATTAAAGAAGCTAAGAACAAAAGGAGAAAGAAGAAATATGTTAAAAAAGATGATTAATCGTATATTTATATATATAATACTATGTGTACTGTTTGTAGGTTGTGAAAATCCAAATGCAGTATGTGATTACTGTTATTTAGAATTAGAAGCACCTGACTTACCAATGGATGAAAATGGTTATTACCATTTAGATTATAATGGTGGAGATATACAGACATTTACTAAACTAAGAGCTTATGTTGGTTATGACTTGGAATATTTGGGGTGGACAACGAATGTATCATTTGATGGTTGTACTTGGGATTATTGTGAAAACATTCCAGTAGTAAATGGTGCTAGTTATTCAAGTAGTGATGGATATGCTTATCAAATGATGAGTGTATATGAGGGTAATGTGGGAGATATAGCTACCATTTGGGTAGGATATTATGATAATTATGGACATCAATGGTTAGATAGCATAAAGGTAAAAATAGATGAATAAATTAGGAAATTACATAACACAATTAATGACAACAATAATTGATTCAGAAGAGAATCAATTTGTAAAAGATTTAGCATTAAGTGAATTAACAAGACTTAATGT